TTGTCAATTTCATCGTTCTCCATGAAATACCTGAAACGTTCTACTACCCAATCATAAATGTCATCACGTTGCTGGGAAATGCGGAGTACGTCTTCGTTGTTCATTTTTTGATGAGAGTAAGTGTGTTTGACAGGTGATCGTACTGGATGAATTCTACATCCTTAGGCAGCATACGGTTGAGTGCTGAGGCAAAATCGTTAGGAAACTTAGAGAATGCTCGCCAATACCGTTCGACACCTTCATCATCCAGATCAGCACGAGGAGCAACTGAAATAGTATACTCACCTCGTGTGTGACGATTCGAGAATGGTTCAACTAGCGTGGTGATATACTCAGCTAGTGGGTTTGGTTTACTCATTTAACAAAGACCTCGTTGTTGTGTTCAATAGTTAATCCTTGTGCTTGTACAAGGAGTTGGCACATGTGTGCAACATACTCAATATCATCCTCATCTGGTTCTAGATCGAAGGAGTTGTCCCAATCGACAGAACCATCTTGGAATACAGCAGCACCATATGGAGTGCCGTCATCATCTAATGCATAAGCGTTACCTTCGGCAACGAGATAGAAATTAGGAGAAGACATGAGATTAAAAGCAGGGTGACCTATGTAGTATAATGTATAATGGGTTGGGTGTCAACGCAAGTAGAGATACCCACCCGCCCAGTCGCAGCGACTCAAAACATCTTCCCTACTAGCGGAATCTAGCAGATTACCACGGACATGCTTTGCAGGAGCACGCCATCCTGCTGGTTTGTAGAGTTCACCAGTCTTTTTGTCAACAAATGCATGGACACTACTGCTACCAGTACAATCATTCATGATGACCTTGAGATACTTACGTCCAGTTTCAATGGTGAAGCTGTAGTCAGGTTTCTCAGCAATCTCCTTAGCGCGATTAGTGTAGTATTCTGCTTCTGATTTTGTTTCTGCAGTGAGGGCGCTGCGCTTCATAGAGTGTGTATTGTACTCAATGAAGTTTTGAACGAGTGCTTCACAGAGAATCTCAGTGTAATGATATACATTTGCCGCGTCGTCTGCTCTATCTTGAGCAGTGGCAGCGAAGTCAGCGAAGGAAGATGTGGTCATGTGTCTTTTGTGTTGATGTACTTAGTATAGCAAGGTAGGAAGCGATTACACGCTACCTTGTGCAACTTCTGCAAGTGGCACACGCTTAACAGTGAGACGACGCCATCCACGCACTTCACGAATAGAATTAACCACATCATTCACCACATTGTTGTGCTGACGGTTGAGACCGCGCAGTGACTTGGTAGGACGGCGAGTGATATAGAAAATGCTAGTGGTCAGATCTTCGTTGCAGATGCTGATCTCGTAAGCGTTAGGCATGGGTGGTGTCCTCTTGATGTCCTTATTATAGGGTCAATCAGTGACCGTGCATCCTCTGGTGTGGCAGTTTGCCATTTGTCACACGACTGTTCAACTGAGACAGGAGTTCGTCTACAGTGATTTCTAATTCTGCTGCTGCTGCTTCCTCCCATTCTCGGTTGCTCTTAGCAACAGCGGCGATAACATCAGGTTGTGATGCCATTTTTTCAATAAAGGTGTCGAAGCTAGTCATTTGTTCTAGGATTGTTGTGAAGTTGGTGTTGAAGTTGATCGTGTAATTGAATATCATCTACATGATTCTGCCTCGCAAGTTTCTCGCTAACTTTGGGATCTGTATCCCACATCATATCAATAATGAAATTGACCTGATTAACGGTCAGTTCCATAGAACGGGTATTCATAGCAATAATAGGTTAAAGGGGCGTTGCAGTCGCTCCTAGATGCCTCTCAGCAGACACAGGAGAAACCAGAGTAACGGTCAGGACACTTATCAGTGTGAAATGCAGTAACATCTGCACCACCAGCGATACGTGAGTTGACCTCATGAGAGAAAGTCAGTGCTGTAATAGTTGACCATGATACCATGTCCTTACCATAATCGGAAGGGAAGGTCACACGCTTGACAAAACGCTTAACACATGTTTTAATACCATGAACATCACATGCTTCAGCAATGAATGCTTCAGGGAAGAAGTCAACGATACAGACAGAGTTAGTGAGTTGCATTGGGTGCTCCCTTGATGACCTCTTTATTATAAGGGGTGCGGGGGTCATGCGGAGGGTCGAGTGGACACTAGCTCAACTGTCACCCATGGTTGTCCATAAACTCATCGAGTGTGTAACCTTCACCAGTTGATGTTTCTTCAATCAGTTCTTCAATATTGAGAAACTCCATCTTCAAACGATACTCCTCTGGTGTATCATCTTCTGGATCATAATCATCATGGCAGAGATACTCCCATTCATGAACGAGTGCATCAATCAATTGTTCTTTGGTGTAAGTCATTAGCTCAATTGTCATTGAAAATAGGAATGATGTCAGTTTTTGCGTGTACCGTTCTGTTTATGTGCTGTTCCCACGCTGCGGCATCGTCCAAATTGTAAAAGATCGCTTGCTGGCGGGACGTGCCCTTCTTTTTTGTTCTCATCCATACAACAGCGTATTTCATGCCAATAAGGAGGGTATACTAAAATGTTAACATAATGACGACCCCACCGCGAGTTTGCTGACTCAGGCAGTGGGATGTCTCTGAAGCAAATCGTTAGATAAGCATCATCGATGAAAGAAATGTAACCTGTAATGTCACGCCATTGTACAGGTTGAAGTAATGCAAAGTCACTCTTTTTCATCAAACAACTTACGATCTTTGTTCTGTGGTTTTGGTAATCTGAACATCTCTTTGAGATCATTCAGTTCATTCAGTTGTGTCTGCAGTCTATCGATTTGTGCCTGCAGAATCTGAAAATTCTGATCGTTGTTGTTCTGTACTGAATTTTGCATCTGCAGCATATTCTGAAGTGCTGCTTTGAATTCCTCTTCGTTCATTGTGAATCAAATTAGTAAGTTGCCGTTCTAGTTCGACCTCAACCATGATAAGTTTATTAATCATGTAACCGTGATAGTCAATGCCATCAATCAGTTTGGTCACAGTATGTATATCCTGTAATGCAAGCAGGATTCTCTCTTTTTTGTCCATCAAAATCTATCAGGAAGAGGACTATAACCAAGCATGTAACTTTTTAGTTCTATGTAACGTGCTCGATGTTTTTCATGATAGTCTGCTAGCTGTTGAATAACTACCAGCATTTCTTCGTATACGTATCGTGGATCAGTATTGTCTCCAAAACCATCTTGAAGATAGTCTTCGATACATTCTTGTAATCGATCCCTACGATGTTCTTCATAGGTGGTATCAGCACCAACAATAGGTGTGCTCATAAAAGTTCCTCATTACGACGACGGTCTAAGTATTCAATGATCTCTCCACGCCATTCTAGCAGTTCATGATAGCATTGCTGATCATGTGCAGCTTCACGTAGCTTATGATCTGGTTTTAGAACACTCTCATAAAAAATAAAGAATGAATCTTTGCGTTTTTCTTCCTTAGTAGTGTCCCAGTCCATATTATACTCGGTTTCTAGTGGTTTACAGTGTTTTAAGGGGAAATCGAAACAAATTAATTTACAGTTGGAGGACCAGCAGGACCCCAACCATCATCTTCAGGCACACAATCGTCTTCGTCTACCTGATCAATTGATCCAATGTCACAAACTGGCACCTCATGCTCACCACCAATCAAATACCATGGCATAATATCTCCATGGTATTCAGGATGAGCAGCATAATGTGTTGTGTATTCTTTATCACCAATATATTTGATCTGATCCTCAGGGATTGAATTTTCCCTCAGAATAGCTTGGATCTGCATATGTGTGAGTTCTGGTTTGTTAGGAACCTTCATAGTTTAATGCTGGATGAAGACATACTACCACACCATCAATGGCGTGTCAACCTGCAGGTGGTGTTGGATCTGCGTTAACGTATGGGATGCCACCATTAGGTTTGATCACATATGCTGGAATGTGATGGTCAGCATCAGGGCAATTCTGTGGTTGTGGGAACCAGTCGTAACAACTGTCCACTGCAGTCTGCTCATTGGGGAAATAATAGTATACTGTCTTTAGTTCAAAGATCCTATCGATCTCTGCTTCTGGCATGATATCCTCATACCACGTAAAGACTTCTGCTTTCTTTGTAGTAGACAGTGTGTGATACTTACTATTATCAACAACAATAACACACTTATTAGCTACAGCAGCATAGTCTGCTACTAGCATTGCTTCTGTTTTGGGATTAAATGAAATTAACATTACCCGATCTCTCCGTCTTCAATCATTTCTAGAACAGTATCAAGGGAAGCATCACCTGTTGCTGGTTTGTATACCTTGGTAACAGGCATGTCATCGATTGCTGCTGTAGAGATTGCAATTGCAAGATAATTAGTAATTCTATCCGCAAACTTACTGTATACTACCTGATTCATTCTATAAAAATGATCATTTTGATCAGATAGATACTCCTTGCCATCTGCCATTGCTTCATGCTTAGATGGTGTTACTGGGAACACAACCATGTTAGCAGCAATCTCTTTTTGTTCGTCTGGCATATCTCTTAGCTTCGCACGATATGCTCTCCAATTTGTTTTTTGATCATCAGTGAGTGGTGCATCACCTAGTTGTGTCCAATCACTGTCACTAAGTAAGAAGTTTCTAATTAGTGATACCTTATTCCAGTTAAGAATAGCAGACTTAGCAAACTGACCTGCTAGTGATCTCTCTAGATCATTCTCTTGTCCTACTCTATACTCTGTATACTTCTCCATGAGACGAGTACATAGAGTATCTACTTCACTGGGGAAAGGTGATAAGTCAAACTGATAAGAGACCCACTTGTATACACCAGTCTTTTGCTGACGTTGATACTTGGTCTTGTTCATTTTTGTAGTACCATCCTTGTACTTAACAAAGACTTCTAACTTATCTTTATCAGAATCCCATAGAGGATACAGGATAGGAACAATGTTTGCTACCCAATATTCATCGTCAAATGTTTTGATAACACCGTCTACTTGAATGTTCTTATCAAATGCATTCAAGTATAATGCTGTTTTTGCTGGTGATGCGATTTCCATGTCTATACTGTTTTATGAATCCATCCTGTCAAGATGTATTTATCTTGTGAGAACACAGTATTTCCTCTGTGTGTATGAGTAAATCCTGCTGGCCAGATTACAATCCTACCTTTCTTCGGTTGAATCCTACGTTTTTGATAGATAAACTCTGTTTCTGCTTCACCATCAGGCATATCATTAAGATAGATTGTCCATACTAACTCACGACTAGCAGCAAAATAAGATGATGTTTCGTAATGCCATTCATGATAACCACCACGAGGAGGTGTTAGTTGAAACTTAATAATATTTGTAAGCATCTTTGTTGGTTTCAATGCAGCATACTCAATGACATAGCTTGAGACACAACATTTTAGATATTCTCTTACTTGATTAGATAAATGACTCTCGTGCTCATTAAACAAGTATTGAAAGTCACTACGACCTAACTTAGCACTTGGAAACTGTGTAGAACCATTGTCTACATTCATCCAACCATTATTGTGTCTTGCCTCTAGACATTTACGAATGATATCATCACACATTTCTTTTGGCATGAAACCATCCCATACACCGATAAAGTCACGAAAATCACCAACCAGTTTCTCTGGAGGAAATATAAATTGTTCTGCCATTATTTTAGATTGCCTTGATCAAATATTTTACTCTATGATACTTAGTAATTAGCGGAATATCACTTTCTGATACAACCGTTGCTGTAGTAACAATAGGTGTAGATGATGACATTGTAAACGTTCCATCCGTAACTGTCAAGGCTGCATCTCTTGCAGTAACCTCACGTCTTACTTGACTGATACCTACATCCGAGTTAATTGGAGCTCCAGCATCATCTAAGTTACCTTGTAGAGATGCGCCGCCAGTAGATATAAAAGTATTTTGTGTTGTTGGAGCATAGAATAATGTAATAGCAGCAAGACCATAGTTATCAGCACCAGCTGTAGCATTGTCATTTGCACCATTTGGTCTATCTTGTGATAATATAAGTGTCATGCCATCGTCTCTGATGGGAGAACCTTCTGCTAATGGTATATCAATTGCTTGCCATCCAGATTCACTACTAGAAGCAAGTAAGATTTCTTGGAACAGTGTAGTGTTTGTTGATCCTTGTTTTTGATAGTATAAATTTATCGCTTCATCTGGTGTTTCACCACCATTAACTGAATTACCCCTAATAATAGTAAACCTTATTGCATTTACAGTTGATAATGCAAGTGTTCCTACTACTAATTGTCTATCACCACTTGCTGCAGTTGCAGCACCAGTAAATTTAATATACTGTGTGATTTTATTTTGTCCTGCAAAAGGAATATTTGCGGATGAGAATCCAGCACTGTTACCAGTACCAATACCAAAACCAATTTGTTTTAGATTATCATCAGTAGAAGATTGCCAAATATTTCCATCTTTAGGAGCACCACTTGGTGTACCATTTGCAGATCCATCATAATACTTACCAGTTGGAATTGTAGTTTCACCTGGTAGTGTAGTACCTGCTTCTTGACCAGCATATCTCACATAAACTTGACCATTACCACCATCTTGTGCTAGTCCACCACCATTACCAGCAGCTTGTAATGTTGCAACAACAGGAGCAACAATGTCATTAATTTCAATAGAAATTGTTGCACCTTGACCACCAGCACCACCAACAGGATCATATTGTAGTGTTGTTCTACTGAATTGAATTTTAACAAAACCATTTGATGATGGGAGAGCACCTACAGAATCCAAACTTACAGCACCAGACCAGAAATCAGTTCTATATGCTGAAGCACCACGACGACCACCTGTACCGCCACCATTACCATTGTGACCGACACCTGCCTGACCACCTACACCACCCGATGCTTGTCCAGTGACACCACAACCACAACCACCACCTGCACCAGATCCTGCGGTACAACTACCAGAAGATCCGTTAGCACCATCAGTAAAGTCAAGAGCACTACTAGATGCGATTAGACCTTGAGAAGAAGCTTGATTGTCTCCACCAGGATAGCAACCATCAGTAGTACCACCACCGTTGAAACCACCACCTGATCCACCGCCGCCGCCTCCACCGCCAGCTCCAGCAATAGCAACACCATCATAAAATAAACCTGTAACACCACCGCCACCGCCACCAGTTGCGCCGTTACCCCATGCACCAACACCAGAAGATCCACCTTGGGTTCCACCAGCACCATTTCCTCCACCAGCAGAACCTGCTTCAGAACCAGTTCCATTGTTACCATCTACATTGTTAAATCCAGCTCCACCACCTTGACCAATTTCCCAATTTAGTGTTCCTCCTTGCTGTTGTAATGATCCTATTAATCTTGCACCTCTACCACCATAACCACCACTAGCACCAGTCTTGCCACCAGTTGATGTTGGCCAACCTGGCCATGATGCACTACATCCAGAGTTAGCATTTGGGTTGCCAGAACCACCACCACCGCCACCTACTTGAATGCTAATACTTCTACTTTGCTCTCCTGCAGCTGCAACAGGGACACTCCAAGAACCATTGCTAGTAAATGTTTGTTCTGGTTCATTAATTGTAGCTTGGAATCCAGTTGCTTGACCATTGCCACCTTTGTTGAAAGCTTGTGGACTTTGACCTCCACCACCACCAAGAGTGAAAGACGTGGAAGATCCACCACCACCGCCTTGTTCACCATCAATACCTTCTGTAATTGTAATATTAAATCTACTATCTGTTGCTAATGAAGCAGGGATTGATAATGTTCCACCATCTCCAGCTGCACCACCACTATTTCCAGCTTGTCCACCTTTACCACCAAATGCAGTGATAGTATACAATTGACCATCAACGTCAAGAGTAAGTGAAGCGGATCCACCATCTGAACCATCGTTATCACTATCAGCACCGCCACCACCAGGTGCGGTCATTACTGCTTCAATTCCAATAACATCACCTAATGATGGTGAAGGAACACTAATAGTTCTACTTTCTGGTGATGTGATAATATCTTCCTTTAGAGTAGTAGCATTTCCTGGAATTTCAAACTCTGCTTGCTTACCACCAACTAATGTGTTACCATCAACAACATATACTCTTGGTGCTTGAGTAGTTTCAGTCTCTACAAAATATCCATTTGCTAATTTTACATTTGCACCTGCTCCAAGTGTAGCTGGACTAATACCAGGAATTTCTCCTGTTCTAGGTAATACATTAAAATTCGCTCCACCTAATCCAGGAGCAATAACAGTAAAGGTGCCACTATATGTAAGTGGAGTTGCTCCACTAACAGAAATGTTATCACCTACACCAAATCCATGATTTCCATCAGTATTGATAGTAATATAACCAGTACCAGAATCATATGTCATTGTCAATAGATTCAAAGCTGCAGATTCTGATACAGAATAGTTGTAAGATGCATCTCTATCACCAATTCCAGGAACGTTTCCATATGTTGCCATGGCAGCACTTGGTAGTGCTGTTCCAATAATACCATGAGAGTGTCCTAATGCAGATCCAGAAGCACCTTCTGGTTCAAACAGACTGATGTTTGCTCTACCATTAATATAGTTAACAGCAAATTTATCTACTTCAGATGGTCCTAGCTCTGCTTGTTTGGTTTCATCAACCTCTACCGATAGGATTCTATGGTTATGCTCAGGTGGGAATGGGAATGTATAGTCGTCCATTGGACCCACTCTATACTTAACACTACCAACAGTGTATGCAGTAATGTCAGCAACAATATCACTGTATCCTGTTGTTTTTACGTCACCAACGTTAAAAAATTCTCCACTATCAATCAGTGTGTTCTTAGCAATGTACCACTGTCCACCAGTTTGTCCTACAAAGTTATTAATAGCATTTTGTGGTGTTGCTGTACCAGCACCATTAACATTACCAAATCCTAAAATCTTCCTATTTCTATAATCTGGTAACTTGAAAGTACCAATATTATAAGGATAATCTCTAATAGAAAATGATTTTTGAATTACAATTTGTGGATGTAATGCAGAAGATGGAGTAACAAATGACCATGTATATTGTGATGTTGGGAATGTAGATACATCAACAGTATCAGGAACTACTACTTCATATGCAAACTCATCTGTTTGTGCCTGACCACTTACATCTTCAGTTGGTTCTTTTAATGAATAAAAAGTAGTTGTATTAAAAATGCCATTAGCTGTGGGAAACTGTCCCAATAACTCAAATCTCATTGCAGAGTTATAAGGATAAGGCATCTGTACGTTTACCTTATCATTAGTAGCATCCTTATAAAACTGAAAGAATACTTTATTGTTAATAATATATGATCTTCTTAATCCACCAGGATTTGCAGATTGAGTAATAGTTACCGCAGCTGCGCCACCATATCTATTTCTGATGATAGAATATAATTCTGGATAGTCTCTGATATTTACTTCACTGCCATCACAATATAGATGACTTTGATAACTATATTCTGGATTCTCACCATCAGTCTGTTGATCAGTACCAACAAACACAGGAAGAATCGTACCAACAGGGGTGTGTTTTCCACCCTTATCAGACAAGTAATTAGCGTATGAATCCCTATATGATGCCATCTGTTTAATACTTAATCAAAAACTCTTGAACTAAAAATGGTTGAATATAACCATCTGCTTTATTTTCTTCATTGATATCTATCTGAATAATAGATACAATGTCTGTAGCAGGAACGTTTACCGCATTTGTTTTTACCTCATAGGTATGATCATCTTGTTCAAAAGGAACAAAGTGTCTGTGATTACATTCATTACCAAATGATTCTACATCATTAACTACATTATTAACTGCACCAAAAGTTGCTACGTTTGGTTGAGAATCAAAAGGAAGTTGAGTTGCTTGACTGACAGTTGATGGTGTATAGTTAGCATCTACTTGCACTAAACCATCTTTATCATTACAGTAAATAGGACCAATAATACATGGGTCTTCAACAGTACATCCCATAAGACCACTGTAATTGATATTACCACATTGTCCGCTGTCTTCATTCCAAACAGCAAATCCACCTTGGGATCCACCAGTAGCACAACCAAATGTACCTTGATCAGGAATATTTCCAGGAATCAAACACTTACTTTGTTGATCAAAAGTACAACCAGACCAACATGCACCATAATAAATTCTTTTGTTACCACCGAAAATACATCCAGCAGGACCATTAACTCTTTGTGTCTGAGATGCTTTCTCAATAGAAGCTACTGCTTGACATAATGGTTGAGCAGTATTGTTTGCCCATGGCATAATGCATAGAGTAGATTTGGAAGTATATGAGTTTCTACCAAAAATACCAAACTCATTATTATTAGAAGCAGCAGTCCTTGCTCTCTTACCATCATGGAAGTGAGCATGTGGTTGGAAAGCAGTTGACAATACTTCAGATTCTTCTGTATAGTTACCAGTAGATCTTGTAAATCCTGGTTGACCAGTAATTGTTAGAGACTGAGATGGAATGAAGAAATTTCCTTGATATTGAACTTCAAATACTGAACCAATGTTTGAACTAACTTCTAGTCCAACACCAGATTTGGTGATAGTTTGACCAGAATCATTCTGTAAGTAAGTATCAACATAATCACCTAAGTTTGCAGAGTTTGATGCTCTGATACTCTTGGCACCTAGATCAGGGACCTGAAATTGATTAGATAACAAATCAGTATCAGGTTTTTTATACCTACAGCTAGTGCCAACTCCCAAAACTTCTGCTAACTGTGGAAAAACTTCTGCTTGATATACAGAACCATCACATCTAAGATAACCTGCTGGTAGATCTGCCAGAGTGTTAGGATCTTCTGGATCAGTTGATGTTAATTGGTCTGACCAATTAATAATAGATCCAGTTAGTGTTCCTAACTTTGCTTTTTCTCTGCTATAAAATACTGCCATATTAATATGCTCTGATAATATACAGTACAGTTAGGGATGGTGTATTAGGATTAATCTGTACGCTCAATCCTCTGTCAACATTGATAGGTTCAACATTTCCAGTCGTCATATTATTTATCAGAATAGTACCAGGCAAATCCATCTGTCCCTTAGTCATTGTTAAATCAACAGTAAAGTGATTATGAGATCCAAGCGAGTTAGATGTAAATGCATCAGCACCATGATTCAATGTAACTGGGTAAGGAGTATCTCTACCTTCACCAATAGCACCATAATAATCTTCCTCATCTGTATCAACACCAGATCCACCACCAGTAGGACCAGAGAAAATTGTATCAACTCTAAACAATTCTGTACTAATAGCAGGACTAAATGGACTAAACTGAGCTGTTGGGAAAGTTAGTGTGTTGCCAGTATTATAACCTTCTCCTTGATTATTAATAGTATTAATCTTGTATCTAGTATTGATAGGACTACCACCATTCACGACAATACCATCCAATCTAATTGATTGTGGAGTGAATGAATAATTGCCAAGACCAAGATTAATTCTTCTAGATGTATTAAATGAGAAATTTAATATATCTCCAACTGAATATCCTGTTCCAGCTTCAATAACAGATTCAACTCTCAATCTACTATTATATGGATAAGATTGACCAGAAGATACTTGTCCAATTTTTAGGATACCAAATGGACCCATTGATTGCATAGAAGTATTAGGAAGTCCTAGTGCAAGTCTTCTATCAGTATTAAAGTAACACTGTAGCTCTGCTCCAGCAGTAAATCCAGTACCAGGATCTACAACTTCTAATAATTTCCACCTTGAGTTGGGAGGATAAGCAGGATTATTACCTGAACCTCTTACTGGTTCAAGTCTAATTCTAACTTCAGCACCAACACCATTACCATCAGATGATACTAATGTACCATCACTAGTCTTACAAGTAGCAACTAAAAAGTCACCAAAACCATTCCAATATTGTGCAGCAGAACCATCAAGAGAATAGAACCAATCATTATTACCCATGTTGTTACTGTTGTACCAACCATCAGGTCCTGGTCCATTTGTCCAAGCGGGATCATTTTCAACAGAATCAATTTCATTATGATAACCTTGTAATGTAGCAACATCAATTGCTGCACCTGAAATGAATGGTTGTGGCCATGCTTCACATCTAATTCTCAAAACCATACCAGTTCCAGAACCACCAGTCATGGTAAATTCTTCTTCTACAAAATCACTTCCATCATTCCAAAGCTGAGCATTTGCTCCATCATTATTATACGCCCATCTATTAATAGCAGCAGCGTAATATCCAGAACTAGTTACTTCACTGTTTGGGTTTGGTACTTCTGAATTACCGAGACTATCCTCGTAAATCGCAAAGTCACCTTGAGCGGCAGAGAATCCACCTGTTGCTAATGCAGGATCAGGCCATGGTTCAAATGTAGCGTTGACAATTATCCCAGTACCATCACCACCAGATAATGGGAAGTTATTAACTATTTGGTCATCCATGGAATTCCATCCCATAGATCCAGAAAGGTATGTCCACTCTCCCACGCTCTTTGAATAAAATCCAGAAGATACAGTAAGATCTTCTTTCAATAGGAACGCATTTGTTGCACCTGCAGGAGGTACAAAGGTTACACCCTCTCCTCTTCTAGGACCAGGAACATCACTAGATTGATAGTAATTTCTTTGTCCCAAATAGATTCCTGGTGGTGGGAATGGAGCAGTAACTGCTGGTTGTTGTACGTTTGTAATACAGCTATTATCATCTTGATATTCAACAGTATTAGCATACTGTGCTACAGTTCTGTTTACTGTTGGTACAATAGGAATAACATCAGAATCATCAGAATAGTTTCTGAATGTAGACATCGTTGGAAGACTATTTGCCTGAGGATCATATGCCGTCCATGTCAATGTTCCAGGATTAAATCTATCTGCTTGTGATTCTTGAGGGTTTAAACCAATATCACCACCAGTAGTGAATTCACTATCTTGTACATCAAATAAACCTGCTTCAAACAATCCGAGATAACCACCACCTAGTTCTACAGATGGATAGAAACCATCAGTAGGTTTAGAGTGTGTATGAGATGCAGTGTGTTCTACACCTAATTTTCTAGGAATAATTCTAAGAGTATCAAAGTATGCTGGTTCTTCAAAGTCAATACCTTTGATTTTTCCTGCCAGTTCACTACTAACATCAACACTGAAGTTAATGTCAATATAAGATAGAACATTAGTTAATGGTTGTTGTGCAGAATCAACACCATTTAAAGAAACATATTGTCCAACGACAAATGCTTCTGCAGGAGTTAATGCAGAACTCTCCAAGTCAATCAAAGATACTTCACTGAGTGTTGGTAGATTAAACACATCATCATCATTGTATACTGGATAGCTATTAGAAATGCCAATAAAGGGTTGTCCTGGTTCATTAAATGGACCATATAAATTTCCAACTACCTGTGCAAGTAGAGGATAATCTCTTGCTCTTAGTTGCTGTCCCCTTAATACAACCCACCCCTTAGGGATTGCATCAGGGACAAGAGAGGATGTACTAGAGCTACCAGTCCATGGCATGATTGTGCCGATAGGACTGATTTTTTGTGCTTTGATTCTGTTGTAACTTGCCATCTTTTTTTATCAGACCTCCATTAGCCACCAACCTTGTACACTGGTTGGAATTCCGATTTGATTATTACTATCAGTAGAACCGAGATAGATCAAAGCAAATGCTGCATTTGCTGTTTGTACAACGAGTTCACCAGAAGGATATGGTGTAATTCTATCGCCAAACAGTGTACCTGTAGAATCTCCTTGAATTGGAGTTCCACTGGTTTCAGGGGTTCTAATAACAAGTGTGGTATCATATTTAAGATTGCCACCAACGTCAATCAATCTAACAACATCGCCAGTTTTTGCTCCATCTGGTAAAGTTACAATCAAGGTTTGTGTTGATTGAATATTTGCCATGTAAACAATATTTGGAACCAGAGTTAGATCTGCTTCAGGTGATGCAGCAGAAATATATCTGGTGTGTCTTGCACCATTGCTAGTGTAGTAGTTATTAATACCAAAGGCATCAATAGAACGATCTTGCTTGACTTCAAATTGATCTGCACCATTAACTCCAAGATTTTGTACAGAGAATACATTTGTCTCGGTAGGTGTAGTAGTCGATACCCCCGTAATAGTTAGGGAAGTTTTAACTGTGCCATTTCCAAGGTTATCAATAGAGAACGATGGAGTACAATCTAGTGATTGAATAACGTTTTCTGGACAAGATGATGGATATAAGAAGAAGTCACCTCTAGCAACAACACCAGCATCCCAGTTAAGTAAACCTTGGTGATCAGCATGACCATCATCGTTGGTTAACTTGAATAGTTCAGTCTGTCTAACAGAATCATAGATGATAAAGTCACCGCCACCCAACGTTAGATTGTTGGTAACGTGTAGACTACCTTGTCTATAAGACTTGGCACCATCACCAAGTTGTTCATTCATCACAGTTGTGTGAATCTTTCCATCCAATCTACCGTTTACAACAGCTAGAACCTCTTCACTGTTAGACTTATTACTAAATCTTATCCATTGCTTATAATCTAGTTTCTGTTGTACAATGTATCCTCTCTCAATAATTACAGAGAGATAATCAACAGGAGCTCCGCCAGACTGTCTTTGTCTGATCTCAGCATCATTAACACGAGACCAATCTTTATGTTTGATGAGTCTTCTTACAGAATCACCAACGTTGTGAGTCATCTCAACTGTTCCTTCCTGAGCACGTTTTGCGATTAGAGTAGGAATTGCACCAGTGATAACACCATCAATCTCAAGGAATTCAAGTTGTCCAGAAGTAGCGAAGGAAGCAGTAGGACCAATAGCAATTAGATCACCAACAACGAATGCACCAGAACCTTCACCAAGACTTTGTACAGGAATCTGTAGTAGTGTTGCATCATTTCCAGTTGCAGTTGCTGCAGAAATAGTAGTTGAAGGACCATTTGACTGAATAGTCTGTGGATCAACATAGTAACTGTAAGCAACTACATCATCTAGATCAACTACACTCTCAAGAGAAGCAGTAGTAGTATAAGAAGAATTGCTAGACCATGCTATTCCTACATCAAGTCTGCCAACGTAAGATCCAATATCAGTAGTTCCAGAACAAGAGTTAATTTCAAACGTTCTATTTTCACCACCATCTTTGACAGTAAAGAGTTCATCTCTCTCTGCCTTCATGCTTATACCAGTAGCAGAAGAACCACCAATGAATGATTGATTTAGATAGATAGCACCACCAAAGATGAAATCAACTTTGGTATCTTGTAAAGTCTTAACAGGACAGGAGTCTGTAAGAATCTTCAGAGAATCGCCTGGTTTAATGTCTGCGAGTGTCTTATTAGCAGTTGTAATAGTAACGTTAGAAATAACTCTAGAACGAGATTCAATATTACCAGTAAACTCAACTTGATTTAGAGTGCCACAACCACCATCAAATGCTAAGCTAGAGTTGATAGTAAGAACAGATCCAGGAATATTTGGATTACCAATCTGTACCTCACCAGTTACAGAGTTGACTACGAATACATCCTCATCAGGATCACTACAGTTAGAAACTCTAAACTTCTGAACTTGCTGATCTAATGGAGAAACAACCTTGACATATTCTGGGACTTTAGGAGAGTCATCTCTATCAACGATAACGTAATCGTTATTAGTAAGTGACCCACCAAACTCAGAGAGATATACATTGTCAGTTGCACTACTATCGCTATCAAGTGCTTGCTCAGTCCATGTAGCATCAAACTGTACATTAACCTTAAAGATAGGAGTTGTATCAGCATGATTTTCTAGGATACCGCCAAATGCACCGAATGGACGACGCTTAACCTTAACATAGTAAGGAGCAGCGTTGATTCTAGTTAGTTCTACAATCTGTAGAATTTCTGGGTGACTGGTTGCAGAAGAACCAGATCCAACAACAGCACTATTAATAATGATATAATCATTAGTTCCAAAGTATGGATCACCATTTGCTTTGACTGGTTGATTCTTAAGTGGTAGATAGAACTGATCACCAGATAGAGCGGATAGATCTGTTGGTTCAATTACACCACCGATGTTTACTGCCTGCTGATAAGCTGCACCACCCCAAGTTCCACTACCTGCGGTATCAACTTGGTTATATCCTTCCTCTGTAGTTCCTACAACTAATATGTTGAGGATATCAATATTCTTATTAAAGAGAGTATCACTTAAGATTCCATCTTCGTGTGCGCTAATATCTGTGCCAAGTTGTGCTCTACCACCTTCAAATGCGAAGGAGGCAACACCACCACACATATGCATATCACCAAGGAACTTAGCAGATGCAACAACCTCTAGTTGGTTGTTAATCGTAGTCTTACCACCTTGACCTGCGATGTTAATCTCAGATGCATTTAGTGCGAAGTTAAGGATCGAAGGACCACCAGAGTTAGAGAAGAATTCAACTTGTGATGCTTGAGACTTAAGTTCAACAGTCTCACCAATTCCTCTACGGAATCCGAGCCACATATCACCATCAACTCTGAAGTTTCTGGTATTGATCTTGGTGTAAGATAGATCTTCATTAGAGTTGAGATATGCACCACCAATTTCTACCTTGGAGATACCAACACCAGAGCTATCAGGTGTAGCACCCAACCAGATGTTGCTATGTGCAGATCCTCTACCGATGTTAATGAATTGATCATCAACACTATCATTCAACATGTTGAGATAAGTAACTTCGCTACCGAAGTTGACTGTTCCAGTAAATGTGGTATCATCAATTAGATTAAATGTGCCAGTTGTCTGAGAAGTTCTAATCTCAGCAATTACACCATCATCACCATTGACTTCAATATCATGTTCAAAGCGAACATCATCAGTAAATCTAGATGTGCCGTCAACAACCAGAGCTCTGTCTAGTTGAGAGTTATCTACATTAATACCAACACGACCACTATTTGTAGTAGCAACACGTAAGACTGCCTCATCATTAGGAGCAGAACTATCACCACCAACTAACAGTGCATTGTCGATTGCTGTCTTGTCACGATCAGCGAAGTTAGTGTGATCTAAGAAGTCACCTGTAATTCTACCGCTAATGAATGTGTTACCAACAACATCAAGGTTTGCACGAGGATCAGTTGTTAGAGTATCAACCCATGCATTTGTATATGCACTATGTGGAGCACGAGCAACAGTGTTGATGCCTAGCTTGTACTCACCAATAGTCTCAGTTTCAGTTCTCAGTGCTTCAGCACCTAGAACACCAACTTCCTTGAAGTTAGCATTAGAGAACTCAATAGTTGGTTGATCTGCACCTGCTGAAGTTCCAGCAATAATATTTTCCCATGGTTCAGTTGCCTGTGGGATCTGATCAATAACTTGGAAGTGACAGTAGTTATTGCTTGGAGAGAATGCATCGCCTGGTTTAGCAGCATATACTACCCAAGTTAGATTCAATCTAGGATCATAGTAGAAGTTCTTGATTCTAATCTGAGAAGCAGAAGTAATTCCAATATCAGTGTTAGAAAGAGTAACACCACTGTTAAAGTCTCTGAAGGAGATCTTAACAACGTTAGTACCATCAAACTCAATGTTATCAATCTGATTATCTGCAATCTGAGAGAAGTAGTTAGATAAGACCCATGCAATAGATCCATTCTTACCAATCTCAGATCCTTTGAATAGAACATCGCCAGGAGCAGCAAGAACACCACCATAAGTAACAAATTGAGATGCATCAATTCTAGAACCACCAGAAGCAATTAATGGAGATTGATTAGGAGTAATGTTCGATGCAACACCGCTAATGGTGTGAGTCTGGAACATGTAACTCTGACCATTTCCTCTAGCATTGAACTGGAAGATAGCAGAACGAATTCTGTTCTTGCTTAGTCTGATGTCACCTTCAGTTGGAGGAGCAAATGCAGTTCTGTCTAGACCTTCATCTTGTTGTAACTGAGTTACAGGATCAACAGAAGATACGTTAGAACGAATGATTAATGCATGTCTTGCCTGTGTTAGATCAGAATCTTGAACAGCGATAGTAATTGGTGATTCAAATGTGTTGACTAGCTGTCCGTCACCACCAACAACTGTAATATTCTGGTTGAATGTTACAGGTGTATCGAAGGTAGTAACTAGACCACCAATTGTGTCATCCTCATCTCCATCATCTGCTAATGTAGCAGTGTCTATAAATGTCTCTTCACCAGTGATAGCATTAATTCTTCTGTTACCAATGTATAGATCACCTTGTGAGTTAATACCTGTATAGAATACGATACCACCATCTTGTTTCTTAGACTGTGCGTAGAAGTCTTCTTCAGGTGTTAGTACAACTTCCTGTCTAGCTGGTAGACCAGTTGAGTAGTTACCTGGACCAAAACCAAGATATTCAAACGTATGGTTACCAGCACGAGCGATAGATGGTCGTCTAAGTTCAACATAATATCTCTGATCAGATAGAACTGTGCTATCACCAGAAATTGGAATCCTGCGATCTTCAGAACCAGAAGTTGCATTACCACTTTGTGCTTGAATTGCATTGACACCAGTGTAGGTGTTAAGCAAGAATGCAGGTTGTTCTGTAAGGTCTGCAACCATCTCTCTGGTTGTAGAGTTCTTAAAGTCGTTAACTGTGACAAGACCATGTACATAGTTGTCAGCAGCAGAGTATACCTGTGGTGGGTCAATTAATGCAGCATATAGATCTTTTTCTTCTTGTGAAGTACCAGACTTCTTAAACCAAAGAGGATCGTTTCTATAGTTAAGAGGATATAGCTTACTGACTGGTTGAGAGAACTTAAACTTCTTGAAGTTGTTAGTTACACCAGCACCAGTTGGGAATGGTGAAACGTTACCACGGAGAGCAGTTAGATAGTAGATACCATCTTGCTGTCCAGAAATTCTCTTTTGTAGAGTGTCATATCCGAAGATATAGAATGTATCTTCGATAACTCCTGCATCTTCAACACTATCAACATAGTATTCAACACCAGCGTCATCTTGAATTCTGTCGCCAGGTGTGATAGTATAAACGTTAGCGCCGTTTTGCTTGTAGAAAAACTGGGGATTATTTTTTCTGATTTGAGTTTTTAGAGGAAGCGATTTGCCCATGTCCTGATCCTCAAGCATGTCAGCAAAGACAGTTCCTTGAGTAAATCTTGTATTGGCATATTCACTGTACTCTAAATCACCACTGCGAACGTTCTTGATGATTAAGTAATGTTCACCATTTACAGTATAATATGCATGAACGTTAGCTAAACCAGAAGAATTACCAGTAAAACTAATAGCATTAGGAGATCCAGAAGTATTATCTACCTTACTAGTTACGAAGTTACCACCTTGAGGAGCAGTAATCTTAATTGTAGTAAATGTCTCGTTCCTTAATCCAGGGAAGTTTCTAGTATCAACAGCATGATCATATAGATTTAACTCAAGATACTTGATAGAAGGATCTAAAACATCTTCTACATAACGACCAGATTGAATAGTTGCTTGAATACCAGAGGTGAATCTTGCAAATGCTCTGTACTCAATGCCTGCACCTGTTTGATCCTTTTTAAATGGATCATACTGTGCATCTAAATTAAGACTATTAGTATTGAAATCAGCAGAATCGTATCCAATATATTCACCAGCTTGTACTGGGTTTTCAAAACGAGCACCATATACTGTACCTACAACTGGTTTTAATACAATCTTCTGAGGTACTAACTTACGTGTGTCATCAGTTCTTGTCTTAACAACAAATCCATTAATAGGATCTCTTGCATTCTCAAGATACTTAGGAATGACCATACGTAATTTGTATGTTCTATCATCCTTGTCACGATTATCCTCTAGACGTTGATACCACATATCAGTGGATCTCTGCCTATCAGCGTAATCAGACTGAGAAATTCTCCAGAAGATATTATCTGTAGGATCACCACTACCAGTTACCTCATCCTTACACTGGATGTACCACTTACCATTAGTTGCAGTAGCATCAGTGAAACCAGGATCGAAGCGCATTGGCGAACGACTCTTGTTAGCATAAACATTAAACTCAAGACCAGATTGACCAGATGCAAATGTAATTGGATTTACATTGTTAATTGCATCAGCATGTGTCTTGTGTAATGTAAGTGTCTTATTGTTCTGATAACGAGTGAAGAACTCAATGTTAGGATTGATTCTACCGATAGCAGAGTTCTGTGAATCAGTTACTGCAACCTGAGGATCGTTAACATAGGTCTGTGAGATTAGAGGTAGAACACCACCCTCAACAGCTCTGATGAATGCTTTCTGAGGTGTAGTACCAGCATTAGGAGCATCAAAGATGTGAGATACATCTGTTTGAATACCAGCGTTAACTGATGTACTTAGTACACCAGTATAATTGTGTAGATCATACTTGTCATCTAAGACAAACTGATAGAGATCGATCTCAACATCCTTATCAATTGCATCAGTTTCAGATGCATAAATGTAAATACCAGATGCTGCGTTCTCTCTAGAGGTTGCAAGCATCAATCTAGTTTGATCACTACCATCGAAGAATGATGTACCACCGTAATTCTCTGGTTGTGTTACTCTACCTGGTGCAATGACATAGTATGTTCTGTTAGTATCAAAACCATTAGGTAGTCTAACAAGACGCTTATCAACATCAACATACTTACCAGTTACTTGATCGAAACGTGGACGTGGAACTAATCTAACTGCTGTACCAGTTTCAAAGTCATGTGGGTTAGAAGGACCACTACCAGAAACGTCAATCGTAAATACTGTAGCTCTAGATGCAAGAAGTGCAGTGTTAACTGTCTGCTCTTGTCTAGTAACTGTGCCAAGACCACTATTAATAATAGTAGTGATGTTACCGACTAATGTTTCAATAGCATTAGCAGTACCAGAACACTCTCTATTTGTTGAAGAAACTGTGGTGTCTTGAATGACCTCTTCACCAGTTCCTGCAGGACCGACAATCTTAGTTGTGGGTAATGTATCCGCCCAAATACCACTTTCATATACAAAGTATAGTTCAGTTGTAGTGCTAGTCTGTAAGGCGTTGACTGTGTTGCCTTCAGTTAGTCTAGAACCATTAACACCAAGTTCAATTTGTGTATTACTTACAATGTTCTTGACATATGTACCAGCAGGGATATTAGATACTAGTTGAGTTGCTCCACTTTGTAGCAATCCATTGACATATGCTGGTGCAGTTGGATCAGTGTCATCATATTCCTTGACACTCATACCAATAATGATGCCACGAGTATCGTTAACATCAACGATTGCAGAACCAGTAGTTGTAGAACAGTTGAATGCGAGAACATCGAAGTTTCTCATGGCAGCAGTTGCCATCTCTCCAACATAGTTCCATGCATCTAGAGTTTCAGTCTTCTCACCGTCAATATACTCTAGGTTGTTACCAACATAGTATGCCTCACCAGCTTGGATACTGTTAATGTTACCACCAAGTCGTAAGTCATTAACAACAGCATCAACGATGTAAGTAACATCACGGAAACACTTGGATGCTTCGTTATTGATTGTGAAGTCTCCAGTGTTAAGAGGAGGTAAACCAGCAAGTGTACCACCAACGATTGCATCTTGTAGAATATCAAAGAGAACTTCGATAGAACTACGAACGTTTGCACAATCCCACTCACCATTGTTTAGAGGTGGTAAGTTGTTAAGGTTACCATCATTAAGGGAGTTACATGTAATATCAATCAGTGCGTTAACAGTAGCTAGAACATCAGAACAGTTACCATCTGCATATGCAGCAGGTCTATACTTACCAGATGCTCTAGGATAAGAATGTGTCATAACATTCTGATCCTTAGTACACTTGAAGATTAAAGATTCTTCCTTAAGTTTGACACTAGTACCAGAGGTTATTGTGTGAGAACCAATCGTAAGAGCAACAGAACCAGTAGCAGGATCATAAACAGCGTTCGATACATTGTGCTCAACTAGAGGAGATGCACCAACATTAATTGTAATAGAGGTTGCAGTTACAGCAGTTGGGTTAACATTTTGACCAGCAACAGGATCAGATCCAGCACGAGGATAAGTCTTAGTTGTTGAATCTCTACCCATATCACAAGAGAATGTGAGTGAGTTATTGTCCAGAGATAGTTGATCACTAGTGGTTACACCATGTGCAGTTCCAAAGTATAGAGTTAGATCACCACTTGCAGCATCGTATGTTGCATTAATTGGTGTTAATGGACTACCGTTAACCACGTTAACAGCGTCAGCAGATGCACTTACAAATGTATGAGCATAAGCACCACCAGATACTAAAGCACCAGTAGCTGCTGCGATAAATGTGTGTGGATATTGATCTTGTGATGCAGATGCACCAACGTTAAGTGTAACAGAAGTAGCAGTAGTGCTGATAACATTGAGTGCCTTGTTCCATGCAGGATCAGGACCATCAAGAGTAGTTCTAACTACACCATCAAGATTACCTACGCCACCATCATTACCAATTGCTTGAATAACGATACCAAACAAAGTATCAACAGCAGCGACAGCTGAACCACACTTAGGTAGTAGTTCATCAGCATCCCAATCATCAACAATTGTAGTGTCGATGACTTGAGTTTTAGTATTAGAAACATCAGTGGTTACAGTTTCATTCTTGATAACCTGCATGGCGATGTTCTTCGCCTCAAGCATTACCTTAGCAGCTTCATCACGTTCAGCATCAAGGAACGTTGAGATGTTAGTACCAGTTTGATAATCGTAGTTAGTGACATAGATCTTAGCAGCATCATATGTCTTATAGTTACCACCAAACTTAACGTCCCACATAACTTCTTTAAGGACAGTAATAACATCATCCTTACAATCCTGTGCAGTGTTATTTGCCTGTGGTGTGTAAGCAGGATATGCAGCAATCATACGAAGATATGCTTCTTCTGCAATGAAGTCTAGGTTAGAAGTTACCATGTCATGTGCATCACACTCGATGTCACCTACGATTGGTGGATCACCTGTCTGATCTAGTGTGATATTAAGGTCACGATCATAGTAAACGTTATTTAATGCACGCTGCATTAAATCTTCAGCACGCTTGAATGCAGTGATAGAAGGTGCAACTTCAGCATCAACACCGTTAGCAATTAATGCATTATTATTAAAGTATTCTTTAGTTGCAGCGATAGTAAACTCGTTACCACCAAACCAGAGATCCTGTGCAACAGCATCAACAACGATACCAAGATCTCTACGACACTTAGCTTCGCCAGTGATGAATGTTCCAGCATTAGCAGCAGAGTTCCAGATACCACCAGTAATATTACCAGCAGTGATTGCATCAGTAGCAATAGTTCCTAGTGTAGTGATAGCATTCTGAACATCAGCACATGCAGTAGAAGAATTTCTAGCAACAGTGCCATTGCCATCTCCATATTGACTCTCACCTTCAGTTACAGTGAGATCTTTATAGTATAGTTGGTTAGTAACTGCTCTCTTCATTTCATTAAGAGCAGTGTTGAAAGCAGTAACACTTTCTGCTTCTTCACCAACAAGACCGTTGTTTAGAGGTGTAGTAGCATTAGTGAAGTATTGCTCAGTGAATGTTCTAGTATGCTTATTACCTTCACAGAACATATCAACAGAGATAGCATCGATAAAGTAACCGATGTCACGAGCACACTTAAGTTCGCCAGGACCTCTACCACTACCATAGTTAACCTCAATAGGCATGGTGCTGAGGTTACCATTAGAAAGAATTGTAGTTACAATACTTGTTAATGAGTCAACAGCAGATTGAACGTCAGAGCATAGAGCAGTCTGAGCATCGATTAGTTGATTTGCAGTGTTACCAGCAAAGTTTACACAATTAGCAACAGCACTTACAAATGTATGATCGTATTGCTGTCCAGCAGGAGATGCACCAACATTAACTGTGATACTATCTGTCGTAGATGCAGTAATCTCAAGGTACTGTCCAGATGCAGGGTCTGTATTACGTGGATATGCATGGTTACTACCATTGCTATCCATAGTACATGTAAATACAACTCCAGAATCTGCAATCTTAACACGGTCGCCATTACTTAAACCATGGTTAGCGATACTAAGAACCATATCACCAGTTGCTGCATTATAAGTTGCACCATGTGGTGTGTAATTTTTAGATACCTGACCATATGCTGAGCCAGGTGCATTGTCTGCTGTTCTGAATAGATCTTTTTCGTAAAGCTGATTAGTGATCGCTTTCTTGATCGTCTCAGCAGCTTTATTGAAGTTGGTATTGTATACCCCTGAGTTGAATGAGAACTCAGGAGTTGAAGCATCTGTAAAGAACTCTGCTCCAAATCTGTGAGTGTAAACATTACCTTTACAGAACAAGTCAAGTGCGATACTATCAACAAAGATACCAATATCTCTACGGCATTTCTCTTCGCCAGGACCTGCGATATATGCTGTCTCGGCAGGTAGAGCGGATAGGTCACCAGCAGCAATCTGTGTCGTAACAATATCAACTAGAGTTGTGATTGCAGATTGTACATCATCACATGCACCAGCGTTAGTGTTAGCAATGTCTCCACCACCTCCACCATATTGTGCAGGACCTGGTGTAACTGTAGGATCTTGAATAGAAAGTTGGTTAGCTACAGCAGATTTCATTAAATCTCTTGCTTGGTTAAATGCGTAGATACTTTCAGTCTCTTCACCTTGTAGACCACCAGAGATCCAAGCATTACCAGCAGCATTAAAGTATTCTTGAATAAACTTACGTGCGTACTTGTTACCACCAACGAAGAGGTCAAGAGATACAGAATCAACGAAGATGCCCATGTCACGCTTACACTTAACTTCAGTAGCTGCAGCGCCTGCATACTGTCCTAGTGTATTTGTCCATGCAGTGTTGACAATCTCAGTTTTGTTTTGCTGGATTAAACGATAACCATCAGCATATCTTGAACGTGCATCAGTCTGTTGATCACCAACAAAGTAATAGTCTGGATGTTGTACAGTTGTTTCTGCCAATGCAACATCAATAATCTGGTTTCTATTGTTTGCAATCAAACGATATGCAGATGCATATCTAGATCCTTCATCAGTCTGATTATCACCATCAATATAGAAATTAGGATGAGCAACAGCAATAGCTGCAAGTGCCTTATCTCTAATCTCAGAAGAGTTACGACGGATCATTCTAAATCCATCAGCAAGTCTAGACTGTGAATTGGTTTGTGTGTCGCCAGGAATGTAGAAGTCAGGATGATATACACTTACCTCAGCAAGTGCTGCATCTAGGATGAACTCTCTATTGGCGACAATTCTGTTACGTGCGTCCTTATAACGGGATGCAGGATCTGCCTTGAGTGCAAGGTCAATCGTTACACCGTTAGTTGTATCACCATCTAGTTCTGCCTGAGAACCTGTCTTACCGAGGTTGATACCATAAGGAGCAAGGTTACTGTTAGGATCAGGATCATATAGATCTGCCTGTACAGTTAGTAGGTTAGCAATAGCAAGTTTACATAGATCACGAGCTCTACGGAATGCATAAGTTGCATAGTCTTCCTCACCAACTAAACCATTAGTTAGTGGATTGCCATCACCATCGAAGTAAGTTCTGGTTGCAGCAATAACGTTAGAGTTACCACCATCCTTAAGATCTTCTGCAACAGCGTCAACAATCAGACCAATATCTCTCTTACACTTACCATCACCAATACCTTGGATCACACTAGATCCATAGGTTGTGATCATATCATCGAATGCTGTATCAACAATCTGTTGACGGTTAGCAGCAATTAGATTACGAGCATCAAAGTATCTGTTGCCTGCAGGATTTAGACCAGGATTAACATAAGGAATATTCTGGAGTCTAGGATACTTCTCTAAGATATATCCGAAGACTTCCTCCTGAATCATACGACGGTTAGATTCGATTAAGTTAGCAGCATCTGCATAGACACTATTAACTACACCACCAGAAGGATTGAGAATAGAACCCTTAGCAACATACTTAACAAAACCAGTTGGTTCTAGTTGTGCATTAAAGAATTCATCTGTGCCAGGAGCATTATCTAATTTAACATATAATTTATCATCAGATTTAGCACCAAGTCTATAACCATTGATGGTCGCAGCTGGTCTTACCAGAGGATCTACGATGTCATCATTACCAAGGAATAGTTTGGTGTAATTCTGAGAAGTTTGTAGAGTTCCTTGAATATCAATTGTATAATAATTGATCTTCTTGGTACTAGCAGTATTATCAATAACTGCTTCAGGTGGAATGATGTCAGTAATGAAACCACCTTTATCTTGGTTAAAGGCAAATCCTTTGAAACCAATAGCATGAAGTGATGTATTACCAAAGTTGGAGTTTGAGTTCGTGATGGACATGTCACCACCACTTTCCATTAGGAAGTGATCAGCGAAACCAACAGCGAAGATAGAAACGTTCTGAATGAAAGCATCATCCGAAGCACGAACGTGGAAGTTTCTCCACTCATCCTTCCAATAGCTATCACCCTTGGTGTGATAAGGAACAGTAGCAAATGCATCTACTAGTGATGCTTGGTTCCATGTGTTAGTATATTCATCATAACGAATGAATGCTCTGTCATCCTTCTGCAACGATACGCCCGTATACTGAGCGATAACCATGGATTTAAATCCAGTGGCTTTTAAACCATTCGCCCAGATACCACAAATACCCCACGTAGATCTAATCGATACGTTAAAGACATATGGAGATGCAGATTCAACAGAGTCAACCTCTGCTAATGTCTGTGCATTCTGTCCTAGTGCAGGAGTAGTGTCAACACTAACTGTCTGACCAGATACAATATTACTACCAATTCCACTTACAACGAATGGAACTTCGTACTTAAATTTACGAGCATCATTCTGATCAATCTCTTTGATCTGGAAGATACCTTCTAATACATCATCAATTTGTGTATTAGCAATAGCAACAAACTGACCAGCAAAATATCCATGGTCAACTTTAGTTGTTACTGTAATTTCTGCAGTGGATGCAGGAATACTAGGATCAGTTGTAGCATCTGCAAGAGTTAAAGACTCAATAACTCTAGAGTCAGATAAAGGACCAACAATTCTGTTCTCTTGGACTCTGAAATCAAATTCACCAGGATCATCAATTGTAGGTTGATATGCAGAGAAACCTTTTGCAATTTTTCTATAGAAAAGACTTAACTCTTCTGTATCAGCATATTCAAATACAGTTAGCTTGTGGTGAGAAAAATTTGGTGCGGATTTTTTTGCGAAATCCTTAGGATCATAATAAACTAAACCACTTCCTTCAGAGTTATCATAAAGAGGAGATTCAGATGTAGTTTGTCCATCTTTAATGGTGAACTGCCAGAAGTAACAACCACCAGTTACGTTAAAGATTGCAGAGCGAGGAATTTCACGTTCCGTTGTTGCAGGGTCGGGAACGTACATTGGACGAACAACAGTTCTTCTTAGGTCATAACCTACGAGAGAAGAACCTCTAGGGATGATTGCACCACCCTCAGTGTTGTTGTACTTATAGAAAATGTTATCTGGGTTAGAGATGTCAAGGATACTATCATCAGTCCAAGCGTTAGTAGCTTGATCAAATCCAAATACATCAATACCGCTAGTGTCAACAAGACCAGGACGGTTATCAATATAGTGAATACCAGGCATCAGCATAATGCTGAACTGGTCGAACCTATCGTTCTGGAAACCAGGTAGATAAGAATATCTAGCAATCTCTAAGAATGCTCTCTGAATACTCTTAAAAGGTGTTACTGGTGAATTGCCTCGGTTCGATAACGCATCTGTTGCGTTAAAATCGTCTGGCGAAACATAAAGATACTTACCAGTTTTTGAACTAATAAGGTTATCTAAACGTGTTAATGGCATGATTACTCTGACCCTGCGGTGATACTTTGTCCTCGGGTTTATTTATACCAGTAGAAGACTGAAAATACTGTTGGGTTCTAAGATTTAGAAGTAGTGAGATTTGAACCTTATGGCATAACAATGAGTTCAGGTAGATCTACGTAACCATTCTGTAATAGTCTATTACAGTTTGCACATATTGGGGCACATTTATCAATTTCTTCTTGTAATGTCTTGTAACTAGCTATCTGTAATAATTTCGATACGCTGTGTTTTTTTGGTGATGGATCTACATGAATAAGATCCATTTGTATAGGATGAAAATCTTTATTACAGATGATACATGAATGCTTCTTTGCATCCTCTACTATCTGCTTTCTCCTCTGAGAACCAATTTGATTTGATTTAATAGTTTTTGAATTCTTTTTCGCCCACTCGCGCTGATACTTACGATTTTCTTCTTTATCTTTGTAAGGCATATCAAAAACACTTCTCTAAAACATATGTAGATGTATTCTAGTTGTTCTTTGTATGTTATCATAACTCCCCTTCCTGGGATCGAACCAGGGACAAATTGATTAACAGTCAACCGCTCTACCGCTGAGCTAAAGAGGATTGGGGGACCGAAGTCCCCTTAAATTATTACTTAACTAGTTCAGTAGAGTCTTCTTCACCGATGATTTGAGGAATGAATCCCTCTAATTTAAACATCTTAAAGTTCTTACCTTCTTCCAAACGCTTTTGGAATGCTGCTTCAAATGCACCATTGGCAGAATCTACTTTTTCCTGTGCTTTTTCACGGAAGTAAGGAACCTCATCAGCTTCGATACCTTGAGTATAACCAATGAAAGATAGTTCTCCTGCTCCATAAAATGCACTAATGAAAGCACGATCAAAGTAAGTTGTTTTGATTCCTCCACCCTTCTGAGCAGAAACATTGAGAGGAACTACCTTCAGGTTGTTTGGACAATGCCTAGCAGCAAAAGCATTTGCCTTTGGAGAATCAATAGCAACAACACTAGCAGAACAACGATGCTTCTTAAGGCATTCGTCAGCTATATCAATAACTTGTTTCTGGAAAAATGAATGGGGAATGTTGTTTATCCAATCAATGCAGTAACCAGTAGAAGGAAGTACATCATTCTCGGTCAAATACAAGGAAATATGTCCGTTCAAACGCCTCTTGAAGTCATTGATAGTAGCACCTTTGGAAGGTGGATGATCATTAGCA